TATCTATCAGATGCGCGGTTTAATTTACTTAAACCAAATCAAATTACTGCAACACTAAGAGAAGAACTTGGCGGTGTTAAGCAGTTTGCTAAAATAGCGGGCAAAGGCACAAACTTTATTCGCATACCTCCACAATTTGAAACTATGTATGCTGAATTTGCTAAAGCAGAAGTAGTTAAAGACCTAGATTTTTAATGAGCATAAAATCAATTTTAGATAAACTAGATAACGAAGTATCAAAACTACCTAACATTAACCGCGCTGTTCATGACGCTAATTTTCAACAGCTCTGCAAAGAAGCAAAAGAAAAAACAAAGACAGAGCAACGAAACCAAAAAAAGAGTTTTGGTAAAGGTAAACTGTTAAAAGAATCACAAAAGAAAAAGAGGAGACAGCTTTGGGAAAAGTATGCAGAAGATCCTGAAAAAGCGGCAAAGAAAGCTGGCTTGTCTTCTCGTGCTTGGTATGAGTATGTTCGCAATCATTTTCAATCTACACCAGTAACAGAAACAAGAAAGAAAAGAAAAGCAGCAGCTATCTTACGAAAAAAGATATATGAAGAACACGGCACTGATTATACAACAGGGGCTAAGAAAGCAGGACTTCAAAAAAATAGTTGGTGTAATTACATAAGGGCAAACTTTCATGAGTAAAAAACGAAACTCACGAGGCTTGTCAAAGGTCACTTTTGAACTGTCTGTTAAAAAACAAAAAGACATACACGGAGTAGATATTGAGTATGGTTTACGAAAAATAATAGAGAAAGATTATAACATAATTAAATTTAAAATAATACCACAGAACCCACATGATAAATAAAATATTTGGACCACCCGGAACAGGTAAAACTACACACTTGCTAAGCATTGTAGAAAAGCTCTTAAAAGAAGGAGTAGACGCTAACAAAATAGCGTTTACTACTTTTACTAAAGCAGGCGCTACAGAAGCTTTAGAACGGGCGTGTGTTAAGTTTAATAAATCAATAGATGATTTTCCGTTCTTTAAAACTTTACATGCTTTGGCATACAAACACGGTTCCAAAAAACAGGTTCTCGGATATGTCGACTATAAACAACTATCCGAGAACCTTAACTTACCATTAACCTATGGACAAAACAACAGTGATGGCGCAGTGACATCAAGCTATCGAGGCGACCATATCATGGCTATATATCAACTGGCAAGAGTAAAACTTATTTCAGTTGAGCAAAGCTATGAAGAATATGATGGCACATTCAATATTGATTTTGGCGAAGTAGAACGGTTTGTTGAGCACTATAAAGAATACAAAGAATATACAAACAAACAGGATTTTACTGATATGTTAGAAGGGTATGTCATAAAAGATAAGCCTTTAAATATAGAATATTTAATTGTGGACGAAGCGCAGGACATAAAGCCCCTTGAGTGGAATATGGTTGATGTGATTAAACGTAATTGTGTGAACACTTGGATAGCTGGAGATGACGATCAGTGCATTCACGCTTGGGCAGGGAGCGACCCTGATGCTTTTATGAACATTGATGGAAGCACAGAAATACTTAGTAAGTCTTATCGGGTTCCAGAAAGCATTCATACTGCTGCTCATATGGTCATAAAACGCATCGCAAAGCGTCAGGTAAAGGAATACACTCCTAAAGAGATAGAAGGCTCTGTACAGCGAATCATAAGCATAGAAGACCTAACAATAGATAAAGGCTCTTGGTTCTTTCTTGCTAGGAATAAAAGAATGCTCCAAGACTACGAAATGTACTGTAGAAAAATGGGGTATCTTTACGACGTTCCGGGCAAAAAATCAATTGGTTCTGTATTTGAAGCTATTGTATTATGGGAACAATTAATTAACGGCGGATTAGTGCAAGGAGCAGAAGCAAAACTTGTGTATAAACACCTCAAAGAAAGAGATCGTATAAAGACAGGATCTAGGAAACTACTTAAAGATTTAGTTGACGATGACCAATTAATTGATATACACGAATTAAAGTCTAATTATGGATTGCTTTGTCACGGTTCATGGGAAGATGCATTTATACAGATAACCTCGGAAGAAAAAGACTATATTACAAAGATAGAAAAAACTGTTGGTTTTGACGAAGCTCCGCGAATAGAGATTAACACAATTCACGGTTCAAAGGGCAAAGAAGCTGACAACGTAGTTCTTATGACAGATATGAGCGTAAAAACACATGATTCTTTTCTCAACAATCCAGACAACGAACATCGCGTGTTTTATGTCGGCATGACTAGAGCAAAAGAAAACCTATATATTGTAGCACCGCACACAGAAAGATACTATGAAATATAGCATTGGAGACAGAGTCTATTACAATAACAAAGAATGGGAGGTATTCCAATACACTAGCGGTATCTACCAGCTATGGAACAAAGACCTACGACACAGTATCAAAGTAACAGAAGAGGAGTTGTTGAGCTATGACACACACAGAGAAGATTAACCAAGCACTAAAGGTCGCTGACCTCATTAAAACACAGAACGAGATCCAACGGACGAAGGATCTTTTGGGGCGATGCTACGTAAAATCAGGATATAACCGAGGAGTATTCTACTCACTTGCAATTATCTCCCATGATCCCGGAGAAAAGAGAGAGGTGATTAAAGCCCTGCTGTATGAATGCTGTCCCCTGACACCGGAGATCGAGCAAGCCATGCACGATACTCTGACCAAAAAGATCAAACAGATCGACGAGAAAATAGAAAATGAGATACAAGACTGAACCATACCTTTATCAGAGGGAAGTATTAGAACAATCACACAACAAGGAAATTTATGCACTATTCATGGAACAAGGGCTCGGCAAAACAAAAGTCTCCCTCGACACCGCTACGGCTATGTATGATAATGGGGCTATTGACGCTCTGTTCATTCTTGCTCCGAACGGTGTTGCATCTAATTGGGTTATCAATGAGATTCCTCGCCATTGTCCAATCGACGACGCACGATCTTTTGTTTGGCGTTCTAAGAAAACAAAGAAATATAAGAAAGAGCTTGAAGCCTTCTTCGAAGCAGAGGCACCATTCAAATGCTTGGCGATGAATATAGAAGCCATTCGGACCACGGATGGTAATATTGTTGCTCAAGCGTTCCTAAAGAGCCGTAGAGCCCTCTTAGTTGTCGATGAGTCTACTATTATTAAGAACGTCAAAGCTAAGCAGACCAAAGAAGCTATTAAGTTAGGTCAAATGGCTGTGGCTCGTAGAATACTTTCCGGAACTCCTATCGCTCAGAGTCCCTTGGATTTATGGGGTCAATGCCAATTCTTATCTCCTAGAGCTTTGCCTCACTCGTCATACACAGCATTTAAAAATGACTTTGCTCATACTTTATTAGAAAGTCACGGGGGAAGAGTTTATGAAAAAATACTAGGCTACAAGAATCTTAATAAGCTGTCAGATTCAATCAGGGGCTTCTCAGTGCGTTTGTTAAAGAAAGACAACCTAGACCTACCCCCAAAGGTTTATCAAAAGGAATACGTGCCTTTAAGCAAAGAACAGGAGAAGGCATACAAAGAGCTCAAGAATCTAGCACTAACTATGATTGAAGATGGTCTTGTGACTACTTCTGCTGCTGTTGTTTTATTGATTAGGTTGCACCAAATCACTTGTGGCTTTGTTACTGACGACGACGGAAATATACACGATTTAAAACATGACAGAATTACAAGGCTAAGAGAAATATGTGACAGGATTGACGATAAGATTATTATTTGGGCAAAGTTTAAACACAGTATAAAACAACTAAAAAAGGAATTTGGAGATGAAGCAGTCACCTACTACGGAGAAACAAAAGATAGAGATGAATCTGTGCGTCGATTTCAAAACGACGACGATTGCAGATACCTTATTGCGAACGAGGCAGCAAGTAGAGGTCTTACTCTCACAGCTAGTGCAACTTCCATATACTACACAAATGATTTTAAACTCGAAACGAGACTTCAAAGTGAAGATAGAAATCACAGAATCGGGCAGGACCGATCAGTAACCTATATTGATATGATAGCTCCTAATACAGTAGATGAAAAGATTCACGCGGCTCTCAAGCTAAAGCAAAACATATCTGACAGTGTTCTAAAGAACGTAACAGCAATCAAAGGAATGATGTGAAGCATAGGCATACTGACAACTTCCGTAGGGATATGGAAGAGAGTTTCCGCAACTTCCGTAGGGATATGGAAGAGAGTTTCCGAGACACCAGTGGCCGGACAGTTCGGACAGATGGTCGACCAATCAGTATGCAACAATTGGAGCCTGTCAGAGAAGCCAAAGTCAAAGAAGTCAATTGGTGAGGTATTGGATGTATTGGATTGGTATTAAAAATTTTTAAACTTTCAATACCGTTTTTGATTTAAGTACTTAATTGTATTCAATGACTTATGAAGATTATTGATTGTTGGTATTAAAATATTGAAAATATTGAGAAAAAAAGTTTTTGTTTTTTTTTAAAATAAATGTAATTACCAATATTTCAATACCAACAGCTTACAATCCTACAAAAACCATTAGTGTCAGTAGGTATTGCGTTTTTTCTTTGTTTTAGGCTTTGCCAATTTTGGCATGATTTTCTTTTTCATATTATTCCTCTGTTGTTAGTTGGACGGCCAGTTTTCGATAAACGGTTGAGCATACTTGAAAATGATTTGACCTGTGAATAAGGCTCCAAAACTAAAAATAAACCATCGTTCATGTTTGTTAATCTTGGTGTTTTGTTTTTCGTTAGCGTCAGACAAGTCTTTTACCTTATCTTGTAAGTCTGCAATTTCTTTCATTTTTAATTTCCAGTCAGTCACGGCAGGACTTTCGTTGTAACGGCCCACGAATTCCTGATGAGATTTAACCACTCCTCTGAGTGATTCATGAATGTTTGTTAGGCTCTCGTTGATTATTGTTTTTGTGTTTTCAGATATGATTTTGAGTTCTCCATAATTTTTCTCTAGTGCGGATACTGCTCTAACACAATCAGACTGACCTTTTTCAAGCTCACCTATTACGTTTTGTAAGTTAGCAGAAACAGAGTGTCTATCTTGACGCATCTGTAAAAACTTCTCATCAAGCAATTTTTCAATATCTTTATTTTCCATATCATTTACCTCTAAAAAAAGCAGTCATCACAAAAATCTCAAACATCAAACAGGTGTAAACTACTCCCCCTGAGTTGATCGCCAGTACGGCTTTTCCCAAATCGGAGGACCAAGATGTAGAGTAAAAGAGGAGGTTGACATCGGTCCTGTGTGCATGCTCCGGGAGAAAGATTCGGAACTCTGCGTAGGGGAAGAGGAGACAGGTGACTGCGGTGGCTGCGAAGAGGAGGCACATGACGTTAGCAATAAAATTAGCAGTGTGCACATAGTCAGGGTTATCAATAGGTAACCCGCATTCTCTTCCAGATATTTTCTGATTAATAGCTTCATTTCTTTTCTTCTTAGATTCGATAATTGCGTTAAGGATAGTAAAAACTATGCGGACAACTAGACCACCTCCTGCTGCTCCTGCCAATGGTCCTAGTAGTTCGGTCATGGTTTATCGAAAGTGATTTTAAGATCAATGTTACCAGCGTCTAAGTTTGCTAGGCTCCAATCACTAGCTCCATCGTCAAACATAACAGCACTATCATTTCCTACAGTTAGTGGAAGAGAGATATCTTCCTCTCGATTAGCACTCGATGTTGCATCAGTGATTTTAGCTTTTAGAACAGAGCTTGCTTTTGTAGCCTCAATTTGTCTTGCATAAACATTAACTGCCTCAATCTTAGTAAAATTACTAGCGGTTTCGCTCATTCCTGTGCCTGACAAAGTAGGTAAAGAGAAATTCATTTCGCTTAAATCAGTTGCAGTAGTAACACGAGTTGCATCATCGCCATCAGTAAGGTTTGTCAAAATAGTTGACCCACCAACTGTTGAAAAGCCAGTTTGTGAGTCTAAAGTAGCTTGATCGAAAAAGTTGTAACCTCGAATCGAATTAGGCAAAGCATTGTCGGAAGAACCTGATCCATCATTTATGGCAATGTCATCAATATGAGCAGTATTGATTCTTGCCATACACGCTCCAATCTGCGTAAAAGTTGAAAAAGCTGCTCCAGTTGCATAAGTTAGAGGACTGCTGCCATTAATTGAAATGGATATTAATCCAGAATTATCCAGACTAACATTTGTATTGTACCATGTTCCTAATGTGGCCAACTTTGAACCTAGATCGTTAGTCGCAACATCAACACCATTTTTTTCAATCGTAACAACTGTGTTTGATCCTGAGTTATTTAGGTATGACGTATATACATTAGAACCATCGTTCAAATAAAGTAGTCTTAAATAATTTGCAGAACTATTTGACGCACTTAACCAAAAGTTAGCAAAAAAACCATTTGAAAACTTAGACGTATCGAATGCTAAAAAACACCACCCATTAGCATCACTATCTCCATCAGTAAAACAGCCTCGTGATCCAATTTTGGTTCTAGCTTGTGTTGAATATTGAATTCTTAAAAGTCTAAGGTTGTCAAGAGACAAACTTGCCGATTGATTATTAACAGCTCCATTCATTCGATAAAATCCAATGACGTTTCCATTAAATAAATAGGGGTCATTCGGGAATACACTAATTACAGAATTTCCTCCTGTTGCATTTGAAAAAGGAAACTCAAGACCTGTTCTAATTATTTTTGCCATTTAAACTTCCTCCAATACTATTTCAATTCCTAGTTCACTAATTTGCGTTTCCTCTGCTTGCTCCATAACTACCTCCATGCCTAATTCGCTAATAAATCCTTCGTGTGCAATACTGTCTAAACTGTAATCAAGAAGCTTTTGCTGTTCTTCAGATGTCAACAATTTGTCAAACACATATACATCTCCCAATTCACCGTTCCATTCGGAAGTATGACCACCGACCCTAAATGGTGCAGTGCTATTAAATACTCCTGTTGTATGAGGATCTAATTGTTCAACTCCGATTTCTCGTCCTCTTATATCCCACATCCTAAACCCAATTTGCACACCGTTTTCGTGCCAGCCAAATCCAAAATACCATTCGCCAGCAACAATAGGTTTGTCAGTGATAGCTGTGTTAGATTGCACAGAACCATCGTGAGACACAGCAAACTGTATGCCTGCACCTGAAGAACCGTTTCTGATGCCAAATGATCGAGAACCAGTAGACCCCCACACACCGATAGGAAATCTAAACTGAGTCAATTCATCCTGTTTAAACCAACATCCGATTGCAAAATCACCTGTAAAATTAAAAGGCTCTGGGTCAATATCTAGCTCGCCATCTTTAAAACTTCCCTTACTACCAAATCCGTTTCCGACATAGGTTGGTTTTTCTGAACTTACAGATTGTGACACAGACCTATTAAAAACAGAACGATCTTCCCATTCCGAGACATCGTTAGAACCATCTTTAGTTACATAAATTTCTAAGCTATCGCCCCAGAAGACAGGGTTTAAAGCTGCAACCTCCTGAGCTTTTGTTAAAAAACGCCTGATGAGGTTTTTAACTACACCTAGCCCAATACCAAGCATGTTAAGCTCCTATCAAATATGCTAACCCGACCGCAGAACAGTCAATCGCTGTTCCGGCAATTGGATGGTAGCCTGTTTTTAAAACAGCGCCAGAAAGAGAATCACCCGCTAAATTACTATCGGTAACAGAGGTTAAAGTGATGTCGTCTACTACTTGTATGCCATGAAAAGTAAACGTCTTAGCACCTGTGCTTTTAACGACGTATACGTCCGAAGCAGCGGTTCCTCCAAAAGATCGTTTCGATTGAAGTGCCAATGTAGTTTCACTAGCAACCCCCGTAATTTCTGCGGGGTTTACGGCTCCTTCAGAAGGATGAACTGACAAGTAAAAGTCTATTGAACCGCCTCCACCAGAAACATCAACATACAACTCTACGTTGTTGTTTACATTAAACGAAAGTGGTTTAGCTGTTGTTGTGCTAACCAATGTGTCTTTAGTTACTCCGTGGTCTAATGAGTATTGCAGAGCTACAGTCGCTCCATTTAGCGTCCCTTGTGTAATAAAAGTTCCGCCGCCACCTTTCCAATCGAAAGGTCCTATAATTCCATTTGTGGTTATTCTTGCCATTTTACTCTCCTTCTTCTGAGTTCTGTTTTATTTAAACTTATCTAACTACTGCAATATGTCCAGTTATTAATGCCCCATATTAACGGTTTGTCGTTCGATCTTGTTTAGTTTTGCTGTGATGTCATCACTACTAGCAATCAATACCTTCTCTCGCCAGACTAAGTCTATCGCACCTCCGCCTGTTGTTGGATCTTTAACTGGATATGCACTATCTGCTCGATATATTCTTGCATTGTCATTTTGGTAGACGTTATCGTTTGTTGTGATGTCAAAAAAAATATTTACTACACTGTTATTAATTAAATAATTAGCTGTGTCCTGTGCAGTAACACCACCGAAAAACTCGGTAATACCTTGTGCTGTTGTAAGGTTGTAACTCCACCAAGCGTAAAATTGCTTGCTTGTAAAATTATTTCCGACAACTACATCTACTTCGTCATTTGCATAATCAGCAGAAAACAATGTAATTGATGATCCATCCACTGCATTTGCATTGTACACTGGATCATCTATTTGTGTGTCGATAATTGACAGACCTGTCGATGTTAAGATACCTAAAGCACTAAACTCTTTTTTAGCTGTTACTCCGTTTACGTATGTTGCGGTAAGGCGAAACGTATCTCCTACATCTGCGGTTGCCGCGAAAACGTCAACTTGTGCAGAATATCCACTACCTCCAGAAACAACACTGTTATCAACCTCGGCAGATTTAGTTACGTTATACAACCTAGCTCTTGTTCCATTTAGTAAATTTGGAGCGGTTACAGGTAGATTGTTTTTAAATGGATAATCACTTCCTGTTAGTGTAAGATTACACCTAAGACGATCCAGATAAGCAGATAAATTTGTTGCTGTTTTTTGGATTCTGAATTTAAACTGCACTCTGTTTTGAGTATCGGCAGCTAGACTTGCATATGCTGTCTGCATATCAGTTTGATTTGTTGCTACGTAACTCGTGTATGTTCCTCCAGGTCTACGCATTTTTACAGTTACCGCAAAATCGCTTATGCCATTTCCTTGCAAGGTAACTGCTGAAGAAATTGAAGAGACATTGTTATGTACAAATGATTGTAGCTCAATGACATCACCAGAATTTTGGATATACAACCGATTTCCATTGTTAAATTGAATTACTCCTGTCTGTGTAACTGTCGTTAGATAATCTGTTTGTTCCTCAACAGGAGAAAATCTTAGGTAAAAAATACCATCAGTTTTTTCAACAGCACCGCCATTTGCTGTGTTTCGGATACCTACTACCGAAAGTGAGTCCACACCTGATGCTACTGCACTTGAAGAAAGTGATCCAGGACCAGCCGTGTTATTATCACTTAAATAGACTTGTTCGAGCCTAGTCCTTGCTCCAACATTTTGCGATACATTATGGTCATTTTGTAATTCAACGAAATATAAGTTAGACACTTCTAACCCCAAAGAATTAGCATTAACTAGAACTGCTCTATCCTGGACATGACCGTAAACTACAATATTATTAAATCTGTTTCCATTGCCATTGTCTGAGATTATATTATCCCATCTATCAACGCCTGAACCAGCTGCACCACTCCGACAAACAACACCGTTGATAATGTTGTTAGATGTTCCCGCACCTGTGATTATAAATTGAGTATTGCTAAAATTTCCAGTTAATTTTATTTGATTAATATTAGTTATCAGTCCGTTTGAAACTGAACCTAGTGCATTAACTGCCTTTTTATTACCTAATTTAAACGATGTATCATTCCTGCAACCAATCTCAAAATTAACATTGTCTACAATAGGACTTGAAGCTCCAGAATTTAAAAGGACGCTTATGCCATAAGTAAAATCAAACAGATCAAAAAGTATCGAATTGGGACTATTAGTGCTAAAAGTTCCTCTTGAACCAGAAACATTAGGAGTTGTAGTGCCAGTTTTATAGCAGGTAGCTACAAGTTTTTCGACTCTAGGTGAGCTAGTAGAAGAGGCATTAATTACGTTATGATTACCTACTAAATTTGTGTCAATCCACAAGTTAGTGTGTGTGCCAGCAGATGCGGAGTTAGAAATATTAACACACGCTGATGTTGTTTCTGAGCTTTTTATCCCTACATTAGACAAAAAAGGTGGTTGTATCTGATTTGCTAAATTAAATATTTGATCCTCCGAAGACACAAAACCGCTGTTGCTTATTTGTATTTGTTTTGCCGATAGTGCATTGTAATTAAATTTGCCCGACCATATACATTTGTTTATGTTAGCCTGTCCACTATTAGCATAATCCCATGTAAACTGAGAACTCGTAAGACTAGCTCCTGTAATGAAAAATATATTTGGCATATACACCGCTTGTCCTGAAGGTATTGCTCGCTTAAACGTAACCGTATTTGCTGAAGTATCATGCTGAAATACATTCCCTCCAAGTTCATGATCTGTTGCATTAGTATAACCTCCTGAGTCTACGGATAGTGCTAAACGAGGTATGCTAGTTCCATCTCTTAATGTGTCAGTCCCATTAATCCAAAGAAAACCTACGTCAGGTAAAGATTGCGTTCCTACACCATGAACTCCTTGAGCTAAAGGCACATTAAAAACTTGTCCAGCTACCCCATTACCAGTTCCTAGCGTAATCCACTCGCCCTCTACGGTTGAAACTCCAGCAGCTTCAAACCTAAATTGTGGATTTGACCCTGTTGACCCTAATGCTACAACAATAGGAGTAGTTGTTGATGTATTTTTTACCAAACACTCGCCAAAAGTAATACAACGAATATATCGTAAATCTACTGTAGATTGATCTATCGTTAATTTAGCACCGTCAGTAATGTTAATTAGCTCATTGTTGCTGTAACCTCCGCTAATTGCTGAGTAGGTAGAGTCTGTTGATATAGTTGCCATTAGGTATAAGCCTTTGTAAAACTGATGACATAATTATCACTGTCATACGTCCAAGTTTTTGTCAGAGTTTTAGTGTTTACCTCATCTGTAATGGAAAAAGCCGTCATGTAATTAGAGCTGTTATATGTGTATGTTTTAGTAAACAATTTAGTTGTTTTTGCTGCGCTTGTCCAAACATCTACTTGTGTTTTATACTTGTCGGCATTGTATGTGACTTCGTGGTAGTATGATGCATGGGCATTTAAAAACAAAAGGTCGATACGGTCTCTTACGTCTTGATCCCCGACAACTAAATTTCCTATTACTCCATCACGAAGTTTTAAGTTATTAGCCTCAATAACATCAAAAAATGCAAGTCCTCCTCCTCTGTTTGTGTTTCTAGCCATTAAAATTTAATACCATAATATACTACTTTATTTACTGGTCGTGTTTCATTGTCTCCACTGTTAGTATAAACACTTTGTGCATTGTCTACGTTACTCGATCCTCCGGGGGCTGTTAAAACAACATTTGTAGATATCGTAGTTGTGTCTCCATTGCTGTCGTTAGGTAAATTAAAATTACCAGAGTTCGCACTAGCTGGAAAATAATACCCCGAAGCACTTTGCCCTATATTATCAAATAACACCCAACCGCTGTCATCTCCTGAATGCAAATGATTATCTGCTGTGTGCGATTTAATTCCTTCGGCTTGAACAGAGTTAATGGTTCTCGTGCTTCCTGAGGGATCGACTGATCCTGTAGAGTCTAATCCACGGAGAAAATATCCTCGGTAATCAGGAAGGTTAAATGTAGTTGATCCGTCCCCCACGCCATAAGCTGTCCCTAGCTTAGTGTATAAATTAGCATAAGTAGTTCTGCTCACCGCTCTTCCGTCGCAGTGTAAATGACCCGCCGCTGCTTCTTCACTTGTAAAATTATAAGCAAAGGCTTTTACTGTCCCTGTAGTATCAACAGTGCCGAAAGTTGAGCTTCCTATTGCGTATAGTTTTGTTCCGTCAGAAACAAATTCTAATGTAGTAATTTCATTTGCTCCTGTTCTTACCGTAGGGTTCCCTGAAATCATTGCTCCCCAGATAGGTTCCGCTCCGCCTACCGAATCTTGAATGTAGATAAGCGAATACTTACCCGGCTTGATGTTCGTTATATTGAACGTAGGACTGGTCGTAACCCCTGTAGCAACCGTTACTGTAGCAATGTGTCCTTGCGTTGAGTCCCAAGTCGTAGTGCTTAGCCAGTTAAGGGTCTGTTGTAAGAACAATGATTCTGCAAGGTCATTGTTTTGTTTAAGCAGTCCTGTTGTTGTGTCGTAAATGGCTAAATTGCCGGCAACTTGTGGTTCAGGTCCAGTCATGCCCCCAATACTACTTGAGCTAATTGATGTCACTGAGGGCTCACCATTACTGTCAAAAGAAAGAATATTGTTAGCTCTAGCCGCTTGGTCAGGAAGAACCGGGCTAATCGTATCAGGGTCACTTGCAGGGAACTGTAAAGAACGAACGTCTTGAGGAACGACACCTTCTGTTGCTTGTGCTAAAAGAAGAGTAAGCTTATCCAATGCGTTTTCTGTGTTTTCCGCAGGGAAGTTGTCCATTGCTATGTAATCAATCAACTGAGTAGCCGTCATTACTCTCTGACATGTTACTGTGACTGAAGACCCAGCAGCTGTTAGCTTAGCAATACCTACGGTCGTTAATGTAACATTAGACGCACTATTAGATGTTCCTATGTCACTGACCGTATAATCTGTTACATTAGTTAAAAGAAGTTCGTCTCCTGATGCTCCTACATATATAACTTGTAGGTCAGTAGCGACAAGCACCACTGGTGTGTTTTGAAACTGAGTCACTCCCGGTGTGAAAGTGTAGTCTTTTATAGCTGTTGCTGATGCTCCTTGTATCATAATAAGTCTCCTACTTCTGTAAATATCTCTTCGAAAAAATTACTTTGTGCAAGACCAATACTATATGTATCTCCCAATACGCCTGCAAATAAATTATCAATTCCTTGGTCAATGCCCGGAACACCCTTACCCGGAATAAAATCAGCTAACCCAGAAACAAAACGATATTTAGAAAAGTCTGCTCCTCTTATGCCATTAATCAATTCTATGGATGACTTGTCGGCTAGTCCAACGAAAGGTCCTAACTCACCAAGAACAGCTCTTAGTTTGTTCCCTTGTGCAAACTCCATAGGAGCGCCAACGATTGTTTGAATAAGAGGCATAGTGCCACTTGATTCTAAAATACGCTGTAATCTTTGTCCGCTCATTAACGTGTCTCTGGGGTCTTTAAGGTTAAGTGTATCTAAAATGACCTGCCTAAAGCCAGCGAGCATAATTGCCTGCGAAGCATATACCATCATATTTGTTGTAAGAGCCACAGATTGGGCTGACGTTGGGTTTACAATAAAATCAGTAACTTTATCATGACCAAAACCTTTAATATTTCTTTTTAAAGACTGCCTATAGTTTGCCAGCTCATATGCTCGGAACTTACCCAAGATACGAACAGCCGCTCCAGCAACCGTGCCCGCTTTTAATCCTAATTTACCGATAGCTACGGAAGCGTCATCTGGTTCTAAGACACCTGTTCTCATAGACTCATCAAAGAAATTAGATAGTTTGTTCCTAAGAACTTTGTCTTTAATATCAAAAGGAGCTAATCGAAAACCCGTTAATCCATTTTCTTTGGTAGTGTATTTAGCAGCCTCTTGTAATTCTTTAATATCAATGTCAAATCTTTTTAACGCTAAAAGAGCTTGTTGTGGAAGCTTTCCATTTATTGAAGCAGCATGAGCAAGCTCACCTACCCATTGTTGCATAACATCATGGATTGCCTCTTGGTGCACTTGGGTATTGCGCATTAACTGATTATATTCAAAAAGCTTTCTGTGAGCGTTATCTAATAGAGTGTTCCCTGCTATTGCTTCTATCCCTTGGATACGAGACGCAGCAAACTGGCGCATGTCCGCCGCCGCTCCCATAACATGTAGAGCTTGTGCTGCTTTTTCTGGGACTTTGTATCTTTTTTGAGCTTCGATTACTTTAGCTCCAATTTCTTTAGTTGCTCGATCAACAGGCATTCCCATCCACATCATTTGATTTACCATTGTTGGTAAATCATAAAAAGGAGAACTAAAGCCAGCCAGTTCAAGAGTAGCTAAGTCAGTAACCTTAGTGACGTTTTTAGTAATGTTTACTATCTGAGACGCTCCGGGCTTGTTTACAGGATGATCTAAATCTCCAATTATTTGGTCAAAGACTATTTTAGTAAGCCAGCGTTTTTTAAATTTTATGGGGCTTTTAATCATCTTTAGAAAATTTACCTCATCTCCTATGATCTCCTTACGTATCTTTTCAATAGACGGGCCGAATGATTCTAAGATAACCTCATACTCTCCGGCTTTATGTATTTGATTAAGTATCTGTACACTCGGATTACCTGAACCATAAAGACGATCATAATGGTATTCACCAATGTCTTTAAATATAATCATTTTTCTAGCTGATAATTGCTTAGCTAGTTCTTTATCATAGTTTATTCCAATAATGTCTTCAGTAAAATCTTGCTCAATTAACTTATCATAAGTGTTTTCCAGATAACTGTTCATCTTACTTTGCGTTGAAACATCAACGAACCTGTTCATTTGTTTTGAATCAACAAGCTTCATTGTGTTGCGCACCCAATCATCTTTCCCAGCTTTGAGCATAAGCTCTCTGTTGTGGGTTGTGCCTAGTATTCTGTTACTTCTTAGATCAGTTATTGCACCGTGAGATTTTTTAATATTTCCGTCTAACTCATACAGTGTCTTAATTACATCCGCTATGTTCTTTGCTGAGGCATTTCCAGTAGGCACCCCGCTAAGCTCTTTGGCTACTTCTTCAGCAAAAGGATTCTCTCCTTTTTGAAAAAACTCATCGTACTTGCCTTCAGCGTTAAGGGCTTCTGTTAACAAGCTGCCTCGCTCTCCTGAGCGGACTTTTTTTATTGTTGAGACACTGTTGCCTATTCCTTCGTATTGCTTTCCACTCCAACCACCAACCATCCATTGATATAATCGCTCAAGGGAGCCTTTGCTCTTAACTTGTTTTAAAGCACGAGTTTCTGACTGTAGTGCAGCCAAATCTCTGCGATACATGGATTGAAATCTAGACAGTGCGTCTACTAATGTAATAGGCTTGCCGGGCTCATATATGTCCATCATAGCAGACAGTTGCTCAGTTGACCAATTGTTTTTTAATGCTTCATCCCGCAGTTCTTTTAATTTATTACGAAAATCTACGTCGCTAAGAAAAACACCTCCGGGGGCTAGTTCTTTTAGCAAGCTTAGGGCACCGCCAATGTAAGAATTTTGAATTTTTTCAAGGGCAGACGGATCAACAAGAGGAATTCTTTTCCCCTTTGTCATGTCTAAGATAGTTTCTGGCTTTTCTTGAATTTCATACACCTTTACTAAGTCTACCTCAAGTTCACTATAGTCCTCTAAAATATCTGCATCTGTTCTAGATTTAAGCTCAGCCAGTTCCTCTTGTGCTGCTTTACGCTTCTTTACATATGGCGTTTCTGTTTCTGTAGGTGCAAAGGAAGAGTCGTCATATTCCTTTTCGCCTTTCATTCCTTCTTCAAGTTCTCTAAGAGCTTTTTTAACTTGTGGCCCTTGAAAATCCTGCTCTATTTGTTCCTTAGTAATCTTAGGTGCTTTTGATTTATCTAAAGTAAAAGGTTGTCCAATGTTATCTTTCCGAAGAGACCCTAATCGTTTTTTTTCAGAGCCTAATCGCTTCCCCAATTTAATATGTAATTCTTTTAACTCAGGGAAGTCTTTTTTATTTTGTGTAAGAAAATCCCAAAATTTAATAAACGCCTGTCTAAGCTTGCCGTACTTTTTTTGGCCAAAAGCATTCCAGAAAACATCCGACTCAAAAGCTTCTCCAAAAACATCCGCTAATTCTTCTTCTGGTATGTTTGTTCGTTTAGTGGATTTTTTAATAAGATCCTCTAATTGACGAGCTAATTCTGGGTCAGATCGAGCTATCGTATGAAACAGCTCATGCCCTAATGCAAAAGTAGAGCTTCTTCCTTGTATGTCTTCTTCAAACAATCGACTGTTTAAGTAGATAACTCCCGGCTCATCTCTATAAACACGACCGCGAGAATACTCTGCGTCCATAAGCTTTGAGTCCACTATAACAACCTCTCTGTTGAATAGCTTTTTCATAAACTTTAATCTTTGAAGAGCAGGGTGGTCTGTAATTGCAGCGGCTCGGAAAGCTGAACTTCGCTGGTCACGAACCTTACGAACTTGCTGTTTTTCCGCAGGAGGCATATCAGCAGGGAGGTCGGACCCATCGCCATCTGTGTATCGTTTTATTCCTGCTGCGTAATTATCAGCATCCACAGTAGGTGCGTGGTTTTGGCTGGACATTTCATAAACGAGCTCGTTGTCTAGGTTTGTCCAATTCCCTTCTTTTATTCTAACTTCTGCTTCATCTCTTAACACAACTAAACGAGCAAACTCCTCCGCTGTCTGTGTTCCTTGTCTTAGCTTTTCAATAAGAACCTCTTTTTCACTTTTTGTGAGGCTTGGGTCCATCGCGATGCCTTGAAGCTTATTAAATTCTTTTTCGTTAAAATAAGCCACTGGGTCTCTTCCTGTAGCTTTTCGATAGCTTCCAGAAATAGTCCTCATGCCCACGCCAAAAGTTAAAGCGGTAGCCGCTCCCATTAACCAATCACGACCACTGCCTACTTCTTGACTTTGATACACATTCGATAATTCAATAGCTGATTGAGCCAATACAAAATCTCCCATGTCTTCAGTGAGGCGTAGGCTACTTCTTCCTATGTAGTGGTTAGCAAAACGACCAACTAAGCCAGATCCAACTTTCTTTGCTGCTAGATTCACACCTACGCGCACCCCAGCAGTCGCGATCCCGCCTGTAACAAAGTTTAATGGGTCAATGAGATTAAGGCCCAGCTCTTTCATACCAGCTTCAAATCGTTCAGCACCAAGCATACTAGACCCAATTCTTTCATATTCTTCATGAACCTTAGCGTATTCTGATAATCTACTGCGCCGATCCCAAATAAACGCAGCGGCTGGCATTGTAAGCTTTTTATCTAATGCTTTAAAAAAATCACCTGTCTCTGGAAACTTTTCTGCTAATTGATCGGGAGTTAGCTTTTCTCTGTAAGGAATGGGCAAGTCTAACGCGTACCGATACTCCCCCTCTAATAAAGGAGAAGAAAAGACTTCACTGTCATCTCCCATCCCGATAGCATCCGTAAACATTGCCATACCATCAAGGACGTTAGCTATAACACTATCTGGGTTATTCAAAGCATACTGGTTTATGTTTCGAACACCAACTGTATTTATTAATCTGTTCTCCTGCCGCTCCCTCTGACGAAGCTCCTCTCTTTTTGTACGACCGAGAAATGAATCAGGATCATGAAAAACAGAAGTTAAGTTTCTTGGTGTTAGTAAACTCATTTGTAGGTTCTTTTAAGCTGCCAATTATGCGATTTATTTGTGGTTATTCTCTTATCAAGAGAACCATAGTCGCTCATTAACTTCTCCATTGGTATATAAATCATATTCATAACTGTTGGGTAATCCTGAGAAATCGCTTCTGTGATTGCTTGCTTACTTGTCTTATCTCTCTTGTAAGCAAAAGGGGACACCCTTCCGTCGTAAACACCTTCGTTAAAGTTCTTATTGTGTGCCCCGATAATTTCCTTATCACTGGTCATAAAAGCAACTGCATTGCCCTCACGAACCATAGTCAAATTGATATTTTCACCGTCCTTGCCTTTGACAGTAGCCACAGGTCTTCCATACTTATCTACATTTGAAAAGACCAATCGAACCTCTCCCCCAGATTTACCTACTAAAGCCTTTAATGCCGCGGTTGCTTCGGGTCCTCCCTCTTGGCTTTTCTCAAAGGTATCTATATTTTTTAATCGAATACTTACAGAGTTATCCTCAATATTGACTTTCATTGTATCTCCATCATCAACACTAAGAACCTTTGTGCTTAGTCCTTGATAATAGCCTACGGGCTGTTGAGCCCCTGTTTCTGAAGGAAAGGTAACAATGATTCCGCTCCCATCTTTCGAGTTAGACACCTGAGTATTTGCCCATGACTGATTATCGAGAAACTGGTCGTCCCTAAGCCCAAGCTTGGGATTCTCCCTGAAATTTTTTCTTTTAATATTCGTTTCAAAGTACGCAACCGTATCAGAAACTTGTTTAACGCTCCAGTTATTTGGAATGTTCACAACTAAGCTAGATCGGCCTGTGGTTATTGGTTCCTTTCCATTAAGCATGAGTCTTTGAGCCTCTTTTATGTAAGGCTTCATGTCATCCATAAATGAAGAATTGTCTGTTAAGTCCTTCAATTCTCGGTTGTCTATCGACAGTCTACGACCATCTGCTTCGGCTAATCCTAAAGCAAGGCGGGATAAGAAAAGTTCAGCGTTTCTTGCATCCATAGCTCCGCCAAAAGGATCGTTTTGGAGGAAGGCCTCGCGCATGTTAGATGCCCGGGCATCAGTCAAGTGCTCAATAGCTACCATGTCCGCCATTAAAGACGCTTGAGTTCCTGCAACGAGCTTTGCGCCCATAGCTCCTTTAGCAGCAGTAAATAACTTAGAAAAGCTATTCTCGTCCCCCTCTGACGCATAACTAAACGCTGTTGATAAGAGCATCTTTTGCTCTGGTGTGTAAGCATCTCCAGCGTCCCTAAACATATCATTAAACATATCCGCAGAGAAGGCTGGTTCTGGAATTGGCAACCAGTCATGCTCTTTGTAATGCTCACCAATAGCACCTACCATCTTAAGTGATTCTTTATAGGCCGCCGGAGCATCCATTGTAGTAAATTTACTTAAAAGCGCTTTTGATTCTTGTTTAAGGCTTCTATTAAGTTTTAAATCATTTCCTCTAGAAAACTCTACGTTGTTGGCGGAAACACCTTTTTTCTGAGAGTCCACAGAAGAATTATTCTTAGTAGCATCTACAGCAATGTCGTAAGCCGAAGTATTATTAAGATAATTTGTTATCGTCTTTTTTGCTTCTTGTAAGCCTGTAAGTTCAGCCTGCTCGTCAGGGAGTCTAACTTTATCACTTAGTTCGTTAATCTTTTCTCCTAAATCACGCCACGTGCTCGACTTAAAGACTGCCTGCTTTGCGTCGTTTGTGTAAACAGTGTTGACCACGCTAAAAAGTTTATCGTTAACTAAGTCAATAACTTGTTCAGCAGCGGTTACTCGCACGTTAAAAAGCTGTGCTTCTTCTGTTAATTCCCCCGCGTTTTCAAGTTGGGTAATTTGATCTCTGTGCTCACCAAGGATGCTGGCTGTATTCTGCAAAGAACCCGACGAATCCTCCATGGTTTTCACATACTGGTCTTCTTGACCTTTGAAAAGCTTAACTAATTTGGCCGTTCGAGTTTCAACGAATTGATTGTAAAGGTTTGATGATTCAGTATCGGTTACTTGTTGAAAAAGAGTTTGAATGTCTAAATCAACTTCCGTTGCTTTCTCGCCCCCAAGGTAAGACCACAAGGCAGCTAAATCTTTTCTCGTGGCAAGTGCCGCGTTAACTGAAAGTTCTCTATATTTTGTTCTAAATGAATCTAAGTCTGTAATTTCGCCTCCAATGACAGATTCTTCCAGTTTAACCATCAACTCGCTTTTTTGTAAATTAATCGAGCTTTTCATTATGTTTGCGGATATCCCATACGCCGCCTCTATTACCTGCATTTTAAGCTCTTTCGACGCCCCTTTAGATTTTGCCAAAAGTCCTGCTGTTTTAAAAAGGTCAACAGCACTAGGCACGAAGCCCTCTTGTTCAGCCACTGTAAGGTGTCGCTGAAGCTCAGACCATTTCATGTTTAGCTGGGTTGTTTCAAGGACAGCCCCTTGCACGGCAACGTCTCTTTCTGCTAACGAAGCATGAATAGGTCCCATTTCTTTAACGTACCGATTAAAAGCGTCGGACATATCTTGACTGGTAGAGACAAGGTCACTACTACCATAATTATCTAAAATATCCTGCCTTCCCTTGGCAAAGTCAAAAGGAATTCCTTCTCTTATAAGAAGCTCCCCTTGTGCTTGCATTGTCTTTATTTGTGCATCTATTTGAGCAGATATAAGCCCCTTGTTGGCATTAATCGTATTCTCTTGTTTTCTCTTGTTATCCTCGTTATGGTTAACAGCAAAATTAAACAGGTCTTGTCCAAAATCAACCATTGTCTTACCCACGGCCGCTTGGCCTTGAGCGAGGATTTCATCTGTTCGATCTACGGACTCGGTTTGTAAACTACGAGCACGATCAAACTGACTAGACCCTCCTAATAAAGAACGGCCTTGCTGGCTTCCTAATAATACTGGTCTTTGTGGCATTGTTTAAGGTCCTCCTCCGGGTCCATAATATACAGGAGCGGGAGCAGGGGGAGCTCCTCCTCCAAACGCACTAAGTGGTGTAGGCTTAAAAGAATTATACGCTTGAAACCCTTGCATAGCCAAACTCCCAAAATTAGACAACGACTGAGCTCTATTAATGCTAGTCTGCACCTGAGAAGAACTGACCCCTGTTTTTTTAATAAGGTCTGCTTCTTTTTTAACTAACCCGGCTTGTTCTACGGCTGTTTTATAGTTTTGCTCTGATTCTCTAAATGAAACGGCTTGATTAAGACTGTTACGTTTTTTATTGTATTCTGCTTGTAGTTTCATAACGCCACGCTGAGCAATGATCTCTGATTGTTTGTTCCATCCGTCGTATCGTAACTGGGCCTCTACTTTTGAAGATTGAATACCTGAATCAATAAAAGCACTCTGTGTGCTTACAGAAAGAAGATCACCGCCCATTTTTGCAAGACGAACAGCCAACTCAGCGGTAGACCTTTTAGCTTGCTCCCTTGTTTCGGCAATTGCAGCAGACAATTCTGTGGACAGGCCTTTTCTAGTGTTTTCTAATTGTTGTAAATCATGTTCAAGTTGATAGTCGTCCCACAATTGGTTTATTTGCATCATGCGAAGATTATAACCTGCTGTGGTTTTATCAAACTCCGCTCCGTCTAACATCATGTTTGCCTGACGATACTTAATTTTTGACTGCCCTATTGCAGACGCTTTAATTGCAGCGGCTTGTCTTTTGCCCGCTTTGTCTGATTTAAACATACCAAACGCAGAGAGCGCCAGACTCCCTCCTGAAAGAAGAGTCATCGGCTCGATATATAGCCGAGGGCCTGTGATTAAATAAGTTAGTAGGGAGAATAGCTTCATCGTGATTGATTGATCTCTGGCATTAAAGATACCACGGTTAACGGATAGGGCAAGTCCTGAACAATATATAAATCAGACTTTCTGTCCCATCCTGAGCGAAACTCAACTCGTTTGTCGTCAGATTCTAAGTCTGGTCCTGTGTTCATAATTCGTCCTGTGTTTGAAAATTCTTCTAAATCAAGTTCATCTAAAGACACCCCATATTTAAATCCTAGAGAATTTCTTACTCTGACAGTTAGCGCGTGTGTTACTCTACGCTTGCCCTGATTTGTGCCTGCTATACCTTCAACATTAATCTCTAAAGGGCGTATAATCCCTTTGTATCGCCACCCAACGTACACATAGTTGCTTGCTGCTTGCTGAAGAGTAAAACTATTACCCGTAATTGTTACATCAGGCTGAATCGCCCCATCAGCAACGACCGACACAGTTTTACCATTAAACCTCGACAAAGACGCGTCCGTAACAGTCGTCGTAGGAGTTCCGCCAAGAGCCACTTTGGTAGCAGAATCAAGATAAACCATAGACTCTTTGTCTTGTGGGTGTGAAGGTTTAAACGGGGAAGCCAAGCGTTCAATCGTTTTTTGATCTCCTCTTTGAACGAGCGCATAAAGCCAGTCCTCTTTTTTATCAATTGATGGTAATGAAATAACAGATTCTACATAACCTATCTCCTCTATTGCATCTTCGCCTGTTAAAGCGGGTATGCCTGTGCTTTTGAACACGGTGTATTTATCATTGGTGCTTGCACCATATAATGTAAAGTCTGTAGTGTTTCCCAGTATTCTGTAACACGCTCCGTTAGTCAATGACTCGCCTGTGCTTAACGTCCTTCCGCCTAACACATGTTGCGTCCAAGCGTAAACTTCTTGCTGTTTCTCGTATGTTAAACAAGCTAACTTTCCGTCTAGTCTAGCAATCCATAAAGTAGAGACAGGTTCTTGTTTGTAGCAAAAATCTACCGCTTCTGTGCCATCCTTTTCAAAAATATGGTCAGCTAAAATAGTGGTGTCCTGAGCCTCATATCCGTTTACTCGAATGTTAAACCCTACTTGATTAACTCGTTTACCTGATCGCTGAATATAAAGAAGGTCTGTTCCTACTAAGATAGGAGGTATGATAGTTCCTTTGGACTCCTCTGGAGTTACTCTGAAGTTTGTAGGCGTAATTGGATCGCCATCTGAAGGAGAGCGCCCTCTTTGTAACCCTGTTTCTGTTCCTATTAGCAAATCATCTTTAGCAGTGATTGTTCTGACAATAGGTGTTCGATCTGCCTTAACTTTATAACTAATGCCAGAAGTAGCTAGAACTTGAGCATCTCCTGTCAATGGGGCAAAGTTATCTTGCTCCCCTGTTACACTTGAAAATATATGGTCCGGGTAAGCTGGACCTCCTGTTAGGAGCTGTCTTTGCTGATAACCCTCTCCAGAAAAAGGCTGGCTTGCTGAAGCACTTCCGTCTCCGCCTAAATAAGCACCTAAAAACCATGTTTCAGTGTTCCCGCTATTAGCGATGTTTTCACTGCCAGGCTCTCTTGGAGGGGCACTAGATGGAGTAACTTTTACAGAGGTAGCTGTGTTTCCAGAGTCATATGCTATTTTAACATTTAATGTTTGTGAGCCTAAAATAAGTAACACCCACCGTCCAACATCAGGAGATGAGGAAAGACTTGCATTAAACAAACTTGCACTGGCAGTAAGCTGAGCGGTGTTAATAGAGTCAGTTACCGTAAGCTGTCCTGTTAATGTAGTTGCTGAAACAGAGCTATCTAAAGAATAAAGCGGTTTGTAATTGTTAGCTATGCCAGTGTCGTGCGATATATAATATTGAGCACTAGCGAAAGCGGTTAACGACACTGTGTCAAAAAGAGTGGTTGTTCCTGTCGTTCCTTCATAGAAGTCTCCTTTTACCCAGCTCTTTTTTCCATCGTTAGCGTCGGTCATGCGATAATAGGCTTTTTCAAAAAGAGAAGAAAAACCTGCTATTCTAGAACCTAGTTTGCCTGCTGTCGGTGCATTACGCTGAGGAGCTAAATCAAAAACAGCGTCGCGGATTATATAGCTTACAGGTTCTACAATTAACTGCTGACCGCTAGAAACTGTGATTACTTCACCAAGATACCAGTCACCACCAACTTGCCATTCAATAAAATCACCTATATTAACAGAGGCAAAGTCTGTAGATACGGAAGAATCAATCTGAACTCTGTAGATAAAATCAGACACCGACAACTGAATGTCATTTCGATCAGTAGTGACATAAGGACCGTTTTTAAATTCTCTAATAGACCACGCCCATGTTGTGTCATCTGTCCGAACAAGTTTACGTGGGTAGTATCTAGGATGGTAGAAATATATTTCATTGCTTTCTGTCTCTACCGTTACGTCCCATATATCCGCCCCTGCCCATACATTAGAGGTTTGATTTAGCTTTAGGACGCCCTCTCTGTCGTAAATATTGCAAAAACCATCGCCCAATTCTACAATGTAAGCAGCGTCACTTGTAGGAACAAAATCAAAAAGCCTAGACGGACTGGTAATACTAGGGGCAGCCGAATCGCGAACATGATAAAATCCGCCACGAAAATCAGCGGGTCCTTTAGGGTCAATTAAAAAATTAGTTAATTCTTTGGCTCCATTTCGATACTGTGGGATATCTGTTCGGCCATAGCCTAACGGTGAAATCTCCCCAGCAGTGAAGTTAGTCTGGATTGGATCTACCTCTGGCATTATGCTAAGTTTGGATATCTAGTCGGTTGAAGTCCCGCTTCATGAGAATTAGTCCACTCATTAGCAGCAATCGTCTTTTGGTAATCTTCCTTAGAGTCAATGCTTCGGGCTTCTGCAAATTTTATTCGGAACTCGTTTTCTATTCGGTCATATAATGACCCATCCCCTGAACGGGAAAAAGCTAGTTCTTTTGCTAGTTGTAGTGATATGATTTCGTTTAAGGAATCATCTAAAAGGTCTACATTTTCTTCGTCTTTTATGTATTTAATATACAAAATAGACTCGTCAGATAATATATTTTGACCTTCTAATTCCCAGTCATTAATTGCGGTGCCATCTCGTTGGTCAACTACTAACCAAAGACGCAAACAATCAGAAGGGAGTGGAAATTGATAGCCCCATTGAAACTCAGGCTTATCCGCTAACGGAGCTAGTGTAGCACGTTTACGTAATCGTTTCCAAGGGTGCGATCTTAAAACCTTACGCCGTGAAATGTCGTATCGGTTTTTTAATAAATCTGCTGTAGGTGTTCCGTCATCTAAAGACGAGATTAACCTATCACCAAGTCGGATCAGGGCATCATTGCATATGTCTAAACTTGTTCCGGGCATGGGTAAAAAAGGGGCAGGGATTAACCTGCCCCATTAAGATTATTGAATAACGTAAACAACTCCAGTAATGGAGTCGCCCGCTGATAAAGCAGCTCCGCCAACTGTAGCCACTAATGAAAATTCATTAGCAGGTAAGTCTAGGTATGCTACTTCAGCAGTTCCGTCATGCAGTTTTAAGTCTTTAACTCCAAGAGCACCAGAAGCCAAGCTTACGGTAGAACCTCCTGAAAAAGAATCATCATCAGTAACAGCTCCTGTGCCACTTACATCAGTAGAACCATGTCCTATCTTTAAAGTTGCAGAAGCTCTCGCTGTATTTGTAATTGCACCTACGCCAACGGCTCTGGTTGCTTTTACACGAGCCAATTCTACGGTGTCTCCGATAGAGACAGTCCCAGCGGCTGTGAAAGTAAAAGCAACTCCACGAACTCTCCCAAGTAAATCAGCTTCGGAAATATAAGTGTTGTCATCGCTATCAACGGAAGTGATTTGGGTCGATTTGTTATTATACGCCATAATTTTTTACCTCCTATTAATCTAAGCAGTTAAGTTTTGCTACACATTCACCATGCATACGGACAGCGTCTGCCTGCAAAGCAAAATACACATAAGGTATGTTTTTCTTACCTGTGTCTTTCCAGATGTCTAAGCTCAAAGACTTAGCTTGAGAAAAGATAAGTGCTTCTTTTTTAGCAATGATACACTGACGAGGATCGCCAGATGTTCCAGAACCTTTGAGTCTCTCAAAGTGACGGAAACGGAATCCCATGAATGTAGTGACATTACCTTCAGCAAGACTCTTACGAACTGCATAATCGCTATTGATTACCTTATCAATTCCTAATAGTTGCTCAAACTGAGAAGCTCCTAACCAAACATCAAGAATTTCTTCTTGAGAAATGGCTTCTAATCTCATCATTGTGTAACGAACTGCTTTTAACTTATCTAGTGTAATACCAGAGTTAGTTGCCGCTCCACCCGGATTGTAGTCAACCGCAACGTCGATTCCTTCAACATCTCCTGCTTCTAACTGGTAGTCCCCTACAGTTGTGATTGGGTTACTTGCACCTTTAGAAAGATTACCGACAGTGATCTTGCCTGAATTAGTGCCTGCATAAGTAATTGGAGTTGAGCCTGCTTTACCTGCATAAGCTGTTCCAAAAATATTGTCACGAACAATGTCATCCATCTTACGGTGTCCAGAATGACGCATTTGCGAAATAACGGGAGCAGTAGGATCGGTCAACACTCGTGTGAGGTCTTTTGGTTCGATGTATTTACCTAACTCATAATTACGAGTCTGGGTTCTACGTCTATCAAAACTTACTTCTGATTGTGGGTTATCACCATATCTTGTGATATCCTCTTTCATTTCCTCGGCCATGCCGATTCTGTCATAGTAAGCATACTCGCTGTCTTGTGTCTCCATTCTAAAGGAGTCTACTAGACGGACATCTGTTTGTTGAAAGGCTTCTGAAAACCCTGCTTTAAACTGATTAACTTTTACTGTATCTATTGCGGGGGAGCCTGTTCCACCGCCACTTGAAATATTATAACTCATTTTATATATATTTTGGTTTATTGTGTGTTTGGTGAAGCTCCCCTGCTTGGCAGGACCTCGTAATCTTTACCAGATAAAGGCCGACTTTGTCGGAGTCAAAGGACAATAAAAATCGCTACCCTTAAAATTAAAGGTAGCGATGTATTGGCAATTGTAAAGCAGAAATTATCTAAAAGCATTTTCATACAATAGATTTCGCTGTTCTAGCATCCTATTGTATTCATTTTGTTCTGCGGGAGTTGCATCATTGCTAAGCATTTTACTTAACAATGTCTTCCACTCAGCCGAGTTCTCAAACTGCTGGATGGACGCTTCTCCGCCTTTACCCGCTGCATAACTTGAGTTTAACCCAGCGGGTGCATCTTCCATCATCATTGAAGCTGCTTTCTGAAAAGCATTGATAATTGCAGGGTTGTTGGACACAGCAGGATTATCGGTTAAAAACTGAGCTAACTCTTCCCCACCAAGCCTATCCGCTGCTGCGTTTGCTTGCTTTAAGTGAGACTCAAACCTATCGCCAAGGTTCTCTCTTAACTGATTTAGGCCTTGCTCAATCTGAGCCTTTTGTGCTTCTTGTGTCGCGGTTGATTTGGATTCGAAAAACTCACCTAATTTCTCATAAACTGACTTCGCTTGATCCGAGTTAAGACCATTGCTAAAAGCCATGTCTTTGAACAACTCAGCCACTTCTTTGGCGTCATCTGGTGCATCGTCTCCAATTCCGAAATCATAAGCATCCTTTTCCGCAGGGACACCGAAATGCTCCCGCATGTAATTTAATCTATCTTCAGGCGAAGCGTCTTCCTTTAATTTAGGAATTTTCTCCACTCCAATCATTTTTTGTGCATTAACGGTCATTCCCGCTAATTTATCAATGGCTTCTTGGGCAGAACCTGCCTGTAGCCCGCTAATTGTTGGACTGTTCCTAATATCGTCACTTGCGATAGAAGTTCTCCAATCAATTGGTTTGTTGTCCGTAGGGTTTGACTCAGTTATGCCAGCTTGGCTACCAAGACCCCCTAGTGGTGCAGACGCCTCAGCGCTCCCTGACCCTTCAGTTGCTTGACCTTCACTCATACATTCTTTCTTCTAGTTCTGTTAAGACCTGTTCAGGAATATCTTCCTGCTTAAGTCCTATATGTTTCATTATGGAATACCCCACCCGTCTGCGCTCGTCTGCTCGACTAAGTTCTTCAAGGGAAGTGCCTCCTAAATACCTCGTAACACCCAACAAACTCATTAGGTGTCGTAATACGATTTGTGATTCTTCTGTCTCTCCGCTAAACAATCGCTTGTAAGCTTGAGGGACACTCATAGATGTCTTTTTTGCCATAGATTATTGTAGGACATTTAGTCCAGAAGCCTTAGCTGCTGCAATGTCTTTCATAGCACTAGCTGCTGGCTGCATTGCTGCTCCGGCTGCCGCTTGCTGTTCGACTTGCTGTTGCTGTGCTTGCTGTTCCTGCTGAGCCGCCATCTCGTCTGGAGATAACATGAACTCTGGCGGAACTCCTCGGTAAGCCGCTAATTTCTGAACCAGCTCTGGCCACTTCATTCCCTGAGCCACGGCAGGATCAATCTGCATAAGCGGAGTTATATCCTGAACAAAGCGTAGCATTAAGTTGCCTTTGGTTCCCATTTGAGCACTTGCCGCAGGACTGACATACTCAATAGTTAAGCCCTGACCTGAAATAGAGGCCGGAGGTTCTGGTATTTTATCATGTTCTTCTAATATTTTGTATGTATACCGAACCTGTGGCCCTAAAAGCTCTCGTTCAATACGACCAAGGATTGCACCCATTTGTCGGAACATTTCTTCACGATCATCTTGAACTTCAAAAACGGATTGTCTTTCTTTTTTCTTCGGTCTTAACAACCAATCAATGAAAAAATCTTTTGCAATCTTTTCTTGCTTCTGCTGAAGCATTTCCAATGTAATGTTAAAGTCATTCCCTCCAGTCAACTGTTTTGGGTCTGTTGCACCCGGTGTTCTGAAAATCATTGCTCCGGGCTTATATGCTATAGGAAGCATAAAGCTGTCGTCGTCAAATACTGTAGGCGGACGATTACTTAACTGAGCACCCACAAGCAATTCTTTTTGCATTGTCTGGAGGGACAGGATGTCGGGTAATGCGACTAAGCCGGGGCTGATGCCATAAACATCTCCCGCAATCTTAGACCAACGCGCCGTGTGATATGGCATAAAGTCATTTCCACCCATTTTAAACACCCACCGATGTTGTTCTGAAAAGTATATGCTGTGGAATTTTTTTCGTAAGTTTTTCTTACGAACAGGTTCTGCGTCTGTGTTTGGAAATGTAGCATGAGTAACAACAATTGTTTCGTTGTCTTTCATTTTAAGCATTCGTTCATCTAACTGCTTAACCCCAAACTCCTGCTTTACCTGACGAACTGTCCACTCAAAGTCACGAAAAACAACATCAACCTCGTCGTGGTTGTTTTGCTCCAAATAGATCATACTTAGTGGAAATACTTTATAAGCAGGTCCGTCGTGTTCTTCGTGCCAATAAGTATACGGGCAGGCTGTGCCATAAGATACTAAGTCAAGAAATGTCTCGTGTGAAGCACCGCTAAAGTTTGACTCCATACGACTAAGGTAGTAATGCAAAATCTCATTTGTTTCATCTACCCATAAACGACCCGCTCTGTCTAACTTATGGTTAGGTGTTCCTCTTACACCAATAGACACCCAAAGATCACTGTCTGGTGTAAGAAAACTTTTTAAGCCACTCGCCAGTTGTGTGCTTGCCCACATGGCGGTTCCATCATAAATCTGCCCTGTGTTACGTCTGCCCGAAACATGACCCCCTTGAAAGTCGCGACTTGTGGGTCTGACGTATCGGTTAATGTCCTCAAACTGAGTTTCCCAATTACTTCGTCCTTGCTTAGATCGGTTGTATCTATCTATTATTTCTTTTAAAAAATCTTTATTTGGCTGTCTCATAATCCTGCACCTAATGTCGGTCTTCGTTTACTAAAGTCTGATCCGCTTGGCGCACTTACTCTAGCGGCAAAACTACCAAAATCAACTCTTCTTCGCTCAACAGAAGGAGTCGTTGCATCAACAGACTGACGAACAGGTGCTGGCGGACTTGGTGCTGGAGGAGGAGGCTTAAAAATATTAGCTAATTGATCTAAGGCTGTGGCTATTGGGTCAACTGTAGGCGCGGGTGGCGCGGGGGCAGATAAAAAAGGATCTACTCTAAACAACTCTTCCTGAAACCTTCCCGGTTCGTTAAATATACTATTACTATATCCTCTGAAATTCTTATGACGAGTGTAGTCATCCATTGCAAAAGCTCGAAAACCGGATTCGTCAAAAACCTGATCTTGTTC